TAGTAAGGCTATGATCTTCTCCTCTATCTCCTCTTCTATGGTCTCGCTATCCCTTGCTTCCTTTATCTCTATGGTGTCGTTAAAGAGCGATACAGTCTTTCCTAGTAACTCTAATGCCCTGACCCTTGTTGCATCACTATCAGCCTCTTTACTCTCTCTCATTAACTGTTCAAGAACATAGTTCCTTGTACGAAGGGATGAAGCAACTGCAACATCCTCTTTCCTCTGTATAGCCTTATGTAAGCTTAGTGCTATCTTAGGGTTAGCCACAAGCTTGCTTGCTTCTACCTCTACCCACTTAGGTATCTTCCCTGTCTTGGTTAGCGTAACGTCATACACCTTTGCATAAGCTTCCTTGTAGCTACCCAACTTGCCCCTGATAATCTCCTCCACGAATGCCCTCTGCTTGATGGTGAGGTCTGTGTCTTTGTTCACGATCTTAAGGTCTGGTTTCTTGGTCTTGTCTGTCATGGTTCTGTTCTCCTATTACCTGATAATTATTATCTACCAGTAAGGAGTCTTTGGGTATGCTCTCATTCTGCTATCTAATATGATTTGCAATGATGTGCTTCTGTGTTAAGATTGCTCCTACGGAGCAAACGAGTCAACTCCCTAAAAGGTCTGCCAGTCTCACGAGAGATTGAAGGTTCTAGAAGTAGGATGCGATTAGGTTCAAATATAGTGAAGGTCGCAACTGAATCCGCCTAAGAAAGTGGCTAGTGTGAGAGAGTGTAAAGGTTAGGTGCAAGATAACCGAAGAAGCAAGACTCATAAAACTCAAAGGGGAAGAGTATGTCGTTTAGCTATCGAGAGATACCTAATTGGAACGAAACATTAAAGAGACATATTCCGAAACTTTGAGGACAGTCCTCCAACTGTCGCTAGATGTGTATCTAGCCTGATGAAGCGAAAGCAGAAACAGTAAATTAACTAACTTAATTCGTGGAGGAATTATGAAAACTTTATACAAAGACTTATGTGATGAATTAACAACTCATATTCAAGAAATAGCTAAACTACATTGTGGCGTTGATGCTGAAGACATTGAGACTGATGGTCTATGCCTTGGTGAGTGTACTTGGAAAGAAGGAAATTTTTCTGTGAAGACTGACTGCGGTTGGATTCTCAACATTTATGAAAATGAAGAAGCAGTTAAGTTGAGTAACTTAATTGATGGACTTTTATTTCCTTATGGCTACGCAGTTGGCGACCCTTATTCTGATAGGGAACTTCATGTGTATAAATTTTAATCAATGTGGGGGATGCCTAATAAGTATCCCCTATCTGTATCAAGGTGTGTACCTTGGCTGAAGATTCCAAAAGGATGAAACAGATAACTAATAACTAACTATGGAGGTTAGAAAACTATGAGAAATATAGATAAAAATTGTGCGGTTGCTCTTTATGAATCTAAGGATTTTAAAGGCGGTAATACTGTTGTTACAAGTGAAGGTGTTTGGTTGCATGGTAATCAGATTGTGAGAATCATGCCTGAAGGAAACCTCAAGGATTCAACATTGGTTCAATTCACTTTATGCGGTTGGGATACTCCAACAACTAGAGCGAGAATCAATGCGGTTCTAGATGTGTTTGAAGGCAAAATGTCTTTAAGGAAAATCAAAGGACAGACTTACCTTGTTGACTACATGGATAATACTCAAATGCCTATTGATTCTAATCAATGGTATTTCACAAAGGTGGAGGTCTAAATGAAGATTAAAGTCGTTTGGAAAAATGTCTTTGGGAATTACCTTCTTTATCCTGTTTGCGATACTGCTGAGAAGTTAGCGAAGCTGACAAGATCAAAGACTTTTAATGATTATCACGTTGCGATAATCGAGAGCCTTGGGTATGAGTTGGAAGTCGTTCCTTTCATACCTGAGAAAGCCTACTGATGATTAGCTGAAATGCTATGAAACGAACTTAACTTTGGTTGGGTTCGTATAGGTGCTAGCGTGGT